GTAGTACCACCTGTAAGGTAGTTACCTGATGTAACGGTAGATACGTAGTCACCTGTAGAGTCAGTACCTAGTGCTACAGAGTTAGCAGCAATAGTAGTAGCAATAGATGCATTACCTGAACCGTCAACACCTGTAACAGTACCAGTGACATCACCTGTCAGACTAATAGTGCGACCTGTTTCCCAAGCTGTTGCAGTAGCTGCATTGCCTGTTGTGTCTTGGTTACCTGCAGTGTTAACACCTGCTAGGTTAATACTTGCTGTACCATCAAATGATACACCACCAATGTTACGTGCTGTCTCAAGGGCTGTAGCTGTATCAGCATTACCTGTTACATCACCACTGACATTACCTGTCACGTTCCCTGTTAGGGCTGCTGCTACACTATTAAATGTTACATCAGAGGTTGTCCCTACAACCTGACCAATGTTAATGCCTGTACCATCTACCGTAACGCCTGTACCTGCATCTGCTGCAAAGACTGTACCTGTTAAAGTAAGGCCGTTGCCTGCACTATAGACTGCAGTAGAGGCTACCTGTGTAAAGGTAATATTAGTAGTACCAAAGGTAATAGCACCCTCAGTGTTCATCACATAAAGCTCACCTGCACCTGCAGCACCTTCTAGTACGAAGAATGCATCACCCTTACCAAAACTGTTAGGGTCTGATGGGGCGTAGCTATCTGTGTCTGTAGAACGAGTCAAAACCCAGTTAGTACTACCTGAACCTACATTGGTTACAGTGTATACACCGTTCTGAGTTGCATCTGATTGTTCATAAAACAGTACACGATCACTAGTACTAAGCGTCACACCATCAATTACGAGTGCGGCTTGCGTACTGTTATTTGTAAGGGTAGCACCTACACCTGCAGTACCGTTGTTGTATGCTACAGAAAGGTTACCTTCTTGCTCAACACGTACAGGATCATGATAGTGAATACCTGCTGCTGCAATCGTATCAACATACTCTTTTGTGGCAGCTTGTAATGCAGTCTGAGGATCACGATTAAGCTCAAGATCACCATTAGCATCAAAGAATGCAGCCTTACCTGCAGCCTGTGTAATAAATACCTCAGACTGTGCTGTAAGGCTAACTGCACTGTTTGAGTTAGAACTTGCTAAAATGGTAGTACGAGCTAGGAGTGATGAACCTTCATTCCACGTCCCTAGCCCGACTTCCCATGCATTAGTACTTGGCTCTAGTATGGCATAATATGTAGTATCGCCATCAGACAGAGCAGCAGCAAAAGATTGAAAGCCTGCTACTGAACCGTTAAGGGTAAGTGTACCCGTACCAGTAGTGGTAGTAGTTTGTTTTACTCTGTCTTTAATTACGAGAGCCATAGTTTATGCTCCTATTAAGCGATACGAATGATAGCGTTTGAGGCATCTGCAGCTGGGAACTGAATAGTGTAGTCACCATTTGTAGACGTTTGTGTTCCCCCAAAGTCAATTACTGCAATAGCAGCATTGGAAGCACCTGCGTTATAGATAATACAACCATCTGCTGAGATAGTTGAGGAAGTAAATACTTCATCATTAATATCTACAATAGCTGTTGTGCCATCTAATGAGATAGTAACGCTGTCAAGTACCTGTCCACCAGCGGTATAGCCAGTGCCTGTAGCCTCATCAGAGTTACCTGTTATGTCAGAATAATTAGTAGTTGCTGTACCATACGTACCTGTAGGTGAAGCCTTAATTAGTGCAAGCTTAATTGAGTCGGTATCCAAATCATGAGTACCACCCAGTAGTTCCGACTTAAAGCTTGTACACATTGCTGTTGTGATAGCCATTATTGGAGTCCTTTGTAAGAATATAACGTACTAAAGGGCCAGCCTCAGAAGAGACCAGCCCAATAGATTACGTAAGATTAGGCAGCGTTGTAACGTGCTGTGATAAGTGCCTCTGGGCGCAAAATCTTGCGGCCATATAGGTGCATACCACGTACAATGTCAGCAAAGCTGTCTGGGTCACGGTAGTTCTCGACTTTGTTGATCTGCTCAGCAGAAGCAACAGCATCGTCCTGACCTGCTACGACAACGCCATAGTTAGCGTCTTGTGCAGTTACGCCAGAAGTACCAGCACCAGTGCCTTTAGCTGGCAATGCGTTGGACACATAAACACGGAAGCCGTGAATGTTGTTCAACACAAGACCGTTTTGCAAGCCTGCTCCACCGTAGTCACCATTCAACATGCGTGAATCTTCGTCTTTGAGCATTTCTACAAATACCGGGTCAAGAACGACCCAACGTCCACGTGCATCTACATTTGCTGTGTCCATCTTACGAGCCATACGTGCAAGTACGGTCAATGGAGAAACAGTTGTAGCTGACAGGGCTGTTGCACCTGGCAAACGTGGAGCCAATGGCACAGCGTCACCTCCAGTAGCTGAACTAGCAATGGTCAAGTTACCGAAGTCTGTTGCGTCCAAGTGGTTTGCAGTAAGCAATTCACCAGTCAAGTTACCTGATGTTGGGTGTTGTGCATCACCAGAAGTAGCAGTGATGAAGGCACCAGCAGCTGTGTGACCAGAGAGGTAAGACAGTACGTCTGCATCCATTGCGTCAGCCATCTTATATGCAGCACGATCAGCAGCCAAAGATGTGAAGTCTACATTTGCAAACTGCTCTTCAATGTCATCCATTTTGAAAGCAAAGTAGTTAGCTTTATCAATGGTCAACGAGAAGTCAGAGTCATCAAGCTTCTCTACTGAGATACCTGTGTGACGCTGTAGAGCGTTGACTGTTACGTCTGGCTCTTTTTGAATGCGAACTGTGTCGCCTTGGTTTGCAATCTCACCAAAGTAAGAGTTGTTAGTGATTGCGTTAGTTACAGCTGCACGACGAAGTGCAATCTGTGCTTGCTTGGAGTAGATAATTGGGGAGAAGTTCCCGTCAAACCCACCTGATGCGGAAGTAATAGCCATTGTGTAATCCTTTCAAAGATATGTGGCTTTAAAGATAGACACTACATATCCACTTGAAAGAGGCTCTTCGTATTAGGGTAGTCAGCATTGCTATCAGGATTGCCATCCGTTATGCGCTGGGCCTATATTCTGAGGTAGTTCTTTAATGTGGGGAGTGCTTAGTTAAAAGCATGTACAGGCAGTTTATACCTGACACTGTACATACCTATAGTTTTATCTACGATTAAAGTAATGTCAACCTATTTCTTTGATACATCGTAAATAAACTTACCAGAGCGCTGGGCATCAAAGATCTCTTCCATGCGCTTCTCGTATTCGTTAATGGACATCTTAGCTACCTGTGACTCAGTGATATACTTAGATGAATCATCTGTGTCTGGTTTAGCACGTCCTTTAGTTTTAACTGAGGATGCTGCTGCTTTATCAGAGCTAGAACCTTTATTGGTCTTAATGCCTTGATCTGACTTATAAAGATCAATGACACGTGCTACTGACTTAGCGTCTTCGCTGTTCTCATACAGGGCATCTTGTACAACTTTAGGCTGCTTCTCTGCCCAAGAGTGGAATGCATCATCTGCACGAATCTCTTGGAAGTCTGGGTGAAAGGATAGCAACTCTGCTTCTGCCTTCTCACGCTTAGCTGTTGTACGTAACGCTTCGATCTCTTTTAAGCGCCCATCCAAGTCAGCAGACCGTTCACTAGCTTTCTTATCAGCGATAGCTTCTACGATACCTGCAACATCTGGGTACTTCTTAGCCCAAGCATCTACTTCATCTTCTGACTTAGGTAGTACAAGCTCATTCTTTGTAGCAGCATCTAGTTGAGAAGTTAGTTTATCAAGCTGTGCCTGAAACTCTTTATCCTTCTCTTGAGTGTGCCGCCGTAGATCACCATAACGTTTCTTGAAGTTCTTTTCCTCAGAGCTTAGATCTTCATCTTGTGCTTGGGTTTGTGGTTCTTCTTTTTGTTCGGTATCACCCTCTGCCTGAACTTGGGATCTTCCAGACTGTGAGCTATCAAGCTCCTCCTGAGGGGTATCTTCTTCTTCTTCTGTTTCATCTGTTGTAACGCCTGCTTGTTTAAGCAGTTCCCTTAGCTCATCCTCATCACGTTCTACACGAGAGAGGTTACGTTTATGAGACATTGAGTCCGTTTGAATGATCTGTGCTTCTGACATGTTGTAGTCCTTTATATGGGGCCAGCATCATTGCTGGGTAGCCTTATTATTATTGTTGGGGTAGTTACTTCTTCTTCTTCTTTTTCTTCATCAAGCCGCCTTTATTTAGCATACCATACTGTTCCTCTAACTCTGAGGCAGTAGAATTAGCAGCATCAGCAGCAGCCTGTGAACCACCTACTTGTTCAGCAGTTATTGTTGGTTCCTTTGACTTTTCTATCTTCTCATTAATCTTATCAAGTGATCTATTTCTCTTAGAACGTTCAGTATTAGCAAAGGCAAACGCTTCTTTTGCTGCAGCATTTAGTTTATCTTCATCTATGAGTTTAGGCTTGTTATCATTATCACTTGGTGTATCAGTTATCTCACTAACTGTGATAGGAGAGAGTGCCTCAATAGGATCATACCCTGTAGGCGTTGTAGGTACTAGACCCCCTTCAGGGGTGTATGCCAAAGCTTCTTCTATTGAGCTAAGATCCAACGGAGTAGTCACTGGCTCTGGTTTCTTGACCGCTTCTTCCTCTTTCTTACTAAACAGACGCTCAAACAAACCAGGCTGGTCTGCAGTCATAGTCTCTGTAAGATCTGTGTAGAATGCCTGTTGCTTAGCATCTAGAGAACCATCTTCTAAGCGGCGTTCAAGCTCTTTAGTGATTAGCTTAGACTGATGCCACGTAGCTGCTTTAACTCCCATACCCATAAGAGGATTAAGCACACCTAAACCAAGTGCAATAGCATCTGGCTTCATGTCTGTCTGTGCCTTAACTAAATCACTTAACTCTGTTGGTGACAGACCTTTGTAGTCAATAGGATCAGGGTCTGGCATGCTGCTTCGGGTACTGTCGTTATCATTGCCACTACTTACAACAGCTTCACTAGGAACAGCATCAGCAGTATAAGGGGAATACCCATCAGGTACTGCACTCATAGGCATACCGTTGAAGAATAGAATAGTAATGATATTACCTTTAGAGTTGCTATACTGGCGCTGGTCCATACCTGTGCCTTGGTAATTCTCTTCTGTTAGAGGGATGTCACCTGTATCAACTAAGCCACCAGGAGCATAACCAGATATGTAACCACCCTCATTCATCATGGGCTGTTCTTCTGTACCATCATCAACTATCTGTAGCTCAGCTATGTCAAACGGAAGTTCGTCACCACCCATCTCCATGCCAACAGGTTCACCACCAATACGTCCATTAGCTTCCATAGCAGCAAAGCCTTGCTTAGCTTCTGCACGAATATCCTCAAAGAACTTAACGCCAAAGAAACGTACTACATCAGCAGGTACGACATACTCACCCTCACTCAGTTGAGCAGGGATGTCATCACGTACTTCTTCAGCAGTTGAGCCTATAGGTATTTCATTGCCGCTTACAGGGTCTACGTCTGGCTGTTCACCGAAAGCCATGTCCATTTGATCATTTATTGCCATTCACATAGTCCCTCAAATACTTAAGTTGTCTCAGCGCTTTGATAGCACCTTGGTGGCGGTAGATCTCAGCAGTATCTGAGAGACCCTCCATACTTCTATGGTTTCCTGAGATGCGCTCCTCAATCTCAACGAGGAACGCTTCCCATGTAGTTTTATCGTTTACAAAGCTCTTAAGCGACATTGCCAGTGAACCCTTGCTCACCTGGTGTAGGTGCTGTGCCAATGCCTATCTGAGAGCCACCACCACCTGAGGTGTCCTGTACGCCCTGTGGAGCCTGTCCTTCTGGCGCTGGGCTACCTTGAGGCATGTTTACACCTTCTGGCCCTGCAGGAGGCTGTGCGGGAGCCTGAAAGCCTTTGAGGATCTCAGCCTGTATAGCTGCATCCTGCATGGAGTTAGTAACCTTGTCTGGGTCAAGATCCATAGACTTAGCAATCTCACGAATGATATAATCCATCTTAGCAAAGGGAGCTAGTACTGGGTTCTGTGCAACCTGCAAGAACTGCATCAAGCGCTGTGATCGTACTTCGTTAGCCATTAAGCTTTCAGTACCTGAGGCGTGTACCTCTAAGTCACCACGAATCTTCTCATCAAAGTCAAACTGCATGTTGAATGAGAAGAAAGCTTTACCTAGGGGACGAATCAGATAGTCATCTACATTCTTAACCACAGTACGAATAGAACCATTAGCAGCAGACATAAGCATACTAATGCCAGAAGCTGTACGACCAACACCTGATACGCCAGTTTGACCATGAGCAAAAGAAGGAAATCCAGTAGACTCATCAGCTAATACACGTGCCTTATCAAATAGTTGCATGTTCTCTTGTGCTACGTTAGGGAACTTGGTGCCAAAGATTCCTTGTCCAGGTGCACCCCCCTGTCTCCGAAAGACCTTGCCTGGGTACACAGATAAGTCTTGGCCTGGAACCATGTTAGTCTCATCTACTTCAATGATGAGGTTACCAGATAGTGCAGCATTATCAATAGCCATACGCATAAAGCCATTCATCAATGTCTGTGTATCATCCATGTTCTCAGCAATACCTACACCAAAGAAGCTGTAGGGGTTATGTTCATAAGGTACTGAATAGTAAGGGATACGTGTAGGTTTGAATGGGTTGAGTACAAAACGGAGTACTTCACCATTACAGATCCAAACGTTACAGTTTACTTCGTCCAAGTCTTTCAATGACTTAGGGATAACTACTCCATGCTCTTCAAGTACGGATGTATCAACAAAGCCCCAGAACTCTAGGACTTCCCAACGCTCAGAGGCTGGCTGTGTATCGTCATCCTCCATAGTCATTTCCCAGTACTTCTGAATGTAGCTAGGGCCTTTATCAATAGCCATACCGATTGAATCAGACATAAAGTAAGGACGGGTCTTTAGTGAGCGTAGCTGTGTGCGAGACATCTTATGACGCTCAACCACATACTCTGCATCATTCATAGACTTAGCTTCTGGGTCAGGATAGAAGTCCCATATAGAAACATGACTACACTCAGGAACAGTCTTTACAAGAGGGTCATACTCACCCTGATCATCCCAGTTAGGGTATTCCTTATCTACAGCAAACGGGCCTTTCATGACACCCGTGCCAAGTAGAGCCATCTCAAATGCCATAGAGCGTAGATGCGTAGAAGCACCAGACTCTTGAAGCTGATCATGGATCTTCTTTTCCATCTTCTTAGCTGCAATCATAGCAGGATGGAATGTAACGGTAGTAGGAGTAGTACCATCACCCTCAATGATCTTATCTGATACTGCTTCTAGCTTACTAGATAGTGGGCCAAGACGCTTAGACAGATCTGCTAAAGTCTCACCTGGTTCTAGCTTAGTGTTGCCATCAAGTAAGTATGGTTGTGCTTTGCCTTGCTGTGTTACAGGCTTTAGTGCATCACCAGCAGCTGCAGCATTAGGATCAACATTAATGTGTACCGACTCAGATACTCCATCAGGAAGCACAGAAGGGTTTACAGACAGAGGAAACTTGTTATTACCGAATAGTACGTCTACGATCTGACCGTATGCTGCAAGTGTTTTAGTCTTAGTGACCTTAACAAATACACGAGACTTCTCAGTGTCAGTGAACTGTACATCCTTGCCATACAAGCCACGATAGTTACGATAAGCACGTAACCAGCGTTCCTCATCAGCAAAGCGAGAGTCCTCAGCACGTTTGTAGCGCTCTTCTACAAAAGCTACTACACTTGATTTAGTCTCAAAGATACTGTCAGTACTGTCTTCTGCAGCTACGACATCATCTGTTTCAAACATTTCTTCTTGTTCTGCCATTATCAATACCCGAATGATGGATCACTAGCCTGAAAGCCAGTGCGTTGTTTTGCTGGGTTGTAATCCCATATGCTGCTACGTGGACGTGTCATGATTCCATATCTTAGAGCGTCATATAAGTGATCCTCTGCATGAGTATCAACATCTTCTGGGTTTCGCTTGTCCAGAGGAATACTAGGTATCTGTGCAATAGTGTTTGTACAGTTATCCATAAATACTAGTTGAGGCTTCTCAGTGAACTCATCCACCTTTAACCGTCTATGTATCTCGTTCTTACCTGCGACACGTGAACCTCTTGACCTGTCAGACGGACGCCAGCGGCACCCTTTTTGATTCATCTGCTCTGCCAAGCTAGGCCCAGTGTCGCCACGGTTGTGCCATAAAGAACTGTCGAGCACCCCGTATCTCATTGTACCATCTTTTGCCTCTGCTTCCAAGATTAAATCTGCTAGATCAGAAGCTGTAACTTTGGAGACATACATCTCACGGTACACAATTACTTGTTCATCAGGTGCTA